GGTCGATGTTGACAATGATACGGTCTATTTGTACGCCGAGCATTATCGGGGTCAAGCCGATCCGGCAATTCACGTTCAGTCGATTATGGCACGAGGCCGATGGATACCCGGCGTGATTGATCCGGCATCTCGCGGTCGCGCGCAACACGATGGCCAACAATTGCTGGTGTCATATACGAATTTGGGTTTGCATTTGACTCCCGCTGACAATGCGGTTGAGGCCGGCATCTTTGATGTTTGGCAGCGGTTATCAACTGGCCGATTAAAAGTGTTTCGCTCGATGCGAAATTGGCTGGCCGAGTTCCGCATTTATCGGCGCGACCGAAACGGCAAAGTCGTTAAAGAGAATGATCACGCGATGGATGCGACGCGCTATCTGGTGCGAAGCGGCATTACCGCTGCGTCTCAAAGCCCGCGCGAAGAATGGGGTAAATTGGTTACGCATTCTAAGCACCAGATTGATTATACGCCGATGGCGGAGGGTTGGATGATTGATAAAGGGAGTACATTACAATGAGCAAAGATTCGAATAGCACACGCATGATGGTGCGTTTGTCCGGTGAGGACGCAGCATGGATTGAGACTGAAGCCGATATGCTTGGGCTTGATGCGTCATCGTTTATGCGTATGTTGGTGCGTCAGCGCCGCAATAATATTTCTGCGGCATCAATGCAAGCCGCCGAAGTACCGATTGATCGGCCACGGCCTCGGCCAGCGCTGCCACCGCAAATTCAGGGCGCGCCTACTCGCATATTGCAAGCTGCGCCTGCACCCGAACCTGAGCCTGAAGAAACTTATTACGACGATGATGTTGTTGACGATGATTTTGAAGTTCCTGCCGATGCGGATGGCGGTATCGCTTCAAACGAATTGGCTGCTTTGATGGGTTTGGGAGTGCGTCAGATCGAAACCGCTTCGCGCGAATATAAACCTTTGCCTAAGATGTTGGCCGGTTCTTATACGCGACCGGCGGGTGTCGCAAATACCAAAGGTGCAGGTCATCACACCGGTGATGGCGTTGGGAATGTGGTGCGCGAGAATTACCGGCATCTCGGATTTAAGGGTGGTGGTTCCCGATGAGTTCAGCACACCTATCCGCTTTTGATAAGATGGCTGCCGAAAAACAGGAAGTGCTTCTCAATTATCTCGCTATGCGTTATAATTGGTCAATCGAACGCGCAGAACGTGAAGTTCGGGATCTTGATCATATCGGATTGGCATATATAAATGTCGAAATGAAAATGGAGCGGGTCACAACTCACTCCTCTGATTACGATCCGTCAGCTTCAAATTGGGGTGTTGTGTGATGTCTTACAACGGAAACATTTTTGGTTTGCATCTATATGGCGCACTGTTTACGAGTATGGTATTTATTCGCTGCTTAGAGCGCGATAACCATTGGGCAATGGCTATAATTTTGATTGCGGTCGGTCTGGCACATCTTTCGTATCAATCAGACGTATCTGATTCATTCTGGGGTGCAAAAGAACGTAGCATGTCAGGTGTGATGCTTTCATTGGCTTCTGTTGTATTGTCCACTGTAGCTGCATTTCTTGTTATTTTTGGAGCTTAATATGGGTTTTCTATCACCACCATCAGCGCCACCTCCTCCACCGCCAAGTGCAAATCCTCCGTCTGCGGCCAATGGTTCGGCAGCTGCAACAGGTGAAGCCGCCCGTATGCGATCAGCCGCTGCCGCCGGTGGTGGTTTTGATAACACGCTGTTTACAGGCGGGCAGGGCGTAGGGGCAACTCCGACCGCTGGTAAATCTCTAACAGGTCAGTGAGATCATGGCTGAACAAGAAGTCGCGCATTATGAAATGGCTGGTCCGGGACTTCTCATAGAAGAAGCTGCGACCAGCGAACCCATGGCTTATATGACGCCTGAAGAAAAGCTGAACTGGGCTTCTCTTCGTGGTCACATCGAAACTCGTTTGAGTATGATGCGTAGCTGGCGTTTTTCATGGATCCAGCACTGGGCTTTGTGCGCGCAGTATATAAATCCTCGTCGGTCTTTATGGTTGACGAATGGCGGTGTTGATCTGCCGGTGGCAAACTCTATGACTCGCGGTTTGCCGATCAATCAAAATATTCTTGATCCAACAGCAACTTATGCGTCGCGCGTTTGTGCGGCCGGTATGATGGCCGGTTTGATGTCTCCATCCCGCCCTTGGTTCAAATTGAAGCCTGTCGGAAGTGTTGAACTTGATCGTGACGGCCAACTTTGGTTTGAAGCCGTTGAGTTGATGATATACACGGTCATGGCACATTCAAACTTTTATGACTCCGGCGCGCAGATGTTTGAAGATTTGACCATCTACGGCACAGCGCCGATGATCATCTATGAAGATGAGGATGATATTATCCGCTGCTACAATCCGGTAGTGGGCGAGTATTTTATTGGCGTCGGCTCCACCTTCCGTCCAGAAACATTGTATCGCCAATTCACGATGAACATTTTGCAAATCGTTGAAATGTTCGGTCTTGATAACTGCCCTGAAGATGTTCGCTCCCTCTGGCAAAATAAAGGATCTTATCTTGAAACAGAAAGGATCGTCGCGCATGCCATCGAACCAAACTTCGAAATCGACTCTCCCAACGGAAAAGCGTTTGGGAAGATCGAGGGAGATTTCAAATATCGAGAAGTCTACTGGATCTGGGGTTCCTCGACAGACTTCCCGCTATCTAAACGTGGTTTCAAAGACGCGCCATTCATAGCGCCGCGCTGGTGGATTTCTGCAAACGATCCGTATGGCCGTTCACCTGCAATGGACGCTCTTGGCGACATCATGCAGCTTCAGCAAGAAACAAAACGTAAAGCCGAGTTGCTTGAAAAAGTTGTGCGGCCACCGCTTAATGCGCCAATCGAGTTGAAAAACCAACCTTCATCTATTTTGCCCGGTCATATCACTTATTCGTCCAATCCGGGTAACGGAATGAAGCCCGTATTTGAAGTTCGCGCCGAGGCGCTGCCCGGCATTACAAATGATTTGATGCAAATTCAAGGTCGCATTAAAACCGGATTTTTCAACGATCTGTTTTTAATGCTGGCCAGTTCAACCAAAGATATGACCGCTTATGAAGTTGCACAGCGTCAAAATGAAAAGCTGCAAGTGCTCGGCCCCGTTATTGAGCGTTTTCAAAATGAAGGTGCTGGCCCTGCAATCAAGCGCGTCTATTCGATCCTAGCGCGCAAAAAACTTTTGCCGCCCATGCCACCTTCAATGCAGGGAATGCAGATTCAGATCGAATATATTTCGATGTTGGCTCTCGCGCAGCGTGCAGTCGCAACAGCCGGCATTGAACGCTTGCTGGCGTTGCAAGGCAAACTCGCGCCGGTCAATCCGGGCGTGCTCGATTTGATTGACGATGACGAAGTGATGAAAGAATACGGCGAGCAGCTTGGCGTATCTAAAAAAATCTTCCGCCCGATGGAGGAGGTTTTGAAAATGCGTGATGCAAAAGCACAGCAAGCCGCACAAGCGGCTCAACAGCAGCAAATGGGCCACATGGCCACGCAAATCGGCCCTGCTTTGACTGGCGCAGCAAAAGATTTGTCGGCAACAGATGTCGGCGGGGGTATGAATGCTCTGCAAGCTATGCTAGGCGGTGCAGGTGCAGGTATCGGCGGCGCTGGGCCGAGTGGCGGAGGACAGTAATTTATGAGTGATTCTGAAAAGTTAATCATCCCCGATAATCAGGAAGCGCAGGGTGATTTTGATAAAATCGGTATTCGAATGCTGGAAACCGACAGTTACGATGTCATCATTCATGCGTTGCGTACCGCTGCCGAAGGTGCCGCCAATCTTGTCGTGCTGCGTGAAGATGACGCTTGGAAAACCGTGGTGTTGGTTCTCGATCGTTTGCGGATCGCTATTGTAAAAAGTTCCGGCTTCAATCGGCCAAGCGATTTGAAAGAAACTCGGCCTGTTGAGGGCGCATCTGTCATGCCGCGTGTTCTCGCTTATGAGCGCTTATATGAGGGCTTAAAAAATGCCGAGCGTGGCTCGCGTCAAATGGCCACCTGTCATCGAGGCGATATTCGCTGGTCGATGTACGCGCAGCAATTTGAAAAAATGCGCGATTCTTGTTCAGTCATGGCTCGTAGAAAATCCGGCATTATTCAGGTGCGACATTGATGGACAATATTTTTGCACAAGACGAAATTGACGCCGCCCGTTTCCAACATGAAAAAACTGAAGCTGGCCGCGCCCAAAAATGGGATGAGGAAGTCGTTAAGGCTTTGATGAGCACAGCGCCGGGTCGCATGTGGGTTGAGAAATTGCTGGAGGAATGCAATATGTATTCCGATGCCTATCGTGAGGATGGCGACGTATATGCCGCCATGAAGCGCGATGGTCGGGCGAGCATTGGCCGCTATATTGTCGATCAAATTGATAAATATGCTCCAAATAATTACAATCAGATGATGCGTGAGCGTCGCACTCGTTTGGCCAAATCATCCGAGCGTAAATCTGATTCTGAACCTGTTGCTTCTGGTCCGTGGAGGACAAAGATAGAAATTTTAGAAGCTGAAATGGAATCAAACGCTAAACGAGGTGTATTATGAATTTGTATTCACGCATTTTGCGCGCGCCGGACGGTCTGGCCGAAGGTTCTGCGCCGGTATCTGCCCCTGCGCCAGCATCTGCCCCAGTTGAATCAATACCAAGTGCACCCGTATCGGTTGCACCAGTTGACAATACACCCGCACCTGCGGTAGAAGTAATAGCGCCCGCAGTTGCTACTCCTGCGGCAACAGAATTATCGGCACCTGTTGAGGCTCCAAAGCCTTCAGATGCGCCAGAACCAACTCCTGCGTCCTTATTATTAGATGAGGCCGTTAAACAGGCAGCTGAAGAACCTAAAGCCGATGATGCGGCTAAAGAACTTTCAGACCCTGTTACTGAAGCTCCGGTCGAACCGCAGCCGATTGAATATAAATTCCAATTCCCTGAAGGTGTAAAACCTGAAAGTGTGAATCCGGAACTGATGGGCCAATATACGACAGCACTTAGCGAAGCAAAAGTGCCACCTGAAATGGGCCAAAAGTTTTTAGATATGCACTTGGCAGAGTTGCAAATAGCAGCTAAGAATGTTGCACAGCATCAGTGGGATGTTTTTAACCGTCAACAAGAGCAATGGAAGTCTGAAGTAAAGGCCGACCCCGAAATTGGTGGAAGCCGTCTTGTGACAGCTATGCGAACTGTGGCATCTGTAATAGATCAATATGGTGGTTCTCCTGACCAGCAAATCGCACTGAAAAATGTGCTGACAGCTACAGGAGCCGGGAATAACCCGCTTTTATTGCGGATGTTCCATAATATCGGTAAGGCTCTGGGTAGAGAGGCTTCACCGGTTCCGGCACCGCCACCAAGCGCGCCGAAAATGTCGCGCGAAGAAAGAGGTTTGGCAAGGTATAGCGGTAATCGTTAAATCTTGTAAACGCAGAAAGTGTTCCGGCAGGAACGCCCCAGCCCGCTTAGTAAGCGCGCTAGTCCTAAAAATGGAGCCGTATAATGTCCTATCTAACTTTGGCAGACTGGGGTCGCCGCGTTGGTCGTGATGGTAGCATCGACGACATCGCAGAGATGCTCGCCCAGTGCAATGAAATCTTCGACGACATGCTTTGGCGCGAAGGCAACCAGACCCTCGGTCACACTGGTACAATTCGTACCGGCTTGCCACAGGGTACATGGCGCAACTTCTATCAGGGTGTTGCATTCACCAAATCGACGACCGCACAGGTTACTGACTCGATTGGCGAACTCGTAGCCTATTCCCGTATCGACCGCTCGCTGGCCGAACTCGAAGGCAACGTTGCAGCTCTGCGCCTGACGGAAGATAATGCCCATCTCGAAGGTTTGTCTCAGCAGATGTCCACAACCTTCTTCTACGGCAACGAACTTGTGACACAGGCTCAGTTCACTGGCCTTGCTCCTCGTTTCAACACCGTTTCGACTGCAAACGCACAGAACGCCGTAAACGTTCTCGACGGTGGTGGTACTGGCTCTTCTAACGCTTCGATTTGGCTGGCTTGCTGGGGCGAACAGACCGGTTTCGGCTTCTATCCCAAAGGTTCCAAAGCAGGTCTGGTGTTTGAAGATAAGGGCGACATTCGTCCGGGCTTCGACGCCAACCAGCGTGAATTTGAGGCTTACACCTCGCTATTCATGTGGAAATGCGGTCTGCACATCAAGAACTGGCAGTATTTCGTTCGTATCGCCAACCTCGATACCACGACCGCTGGCCTTGCTGGCACAACCCCACCTGATATTTTCGCCCTGATGTCAAAGGCTGTTGTACGCCTTCCGACCGCTGGTCGTCGTATCTCCGGCATCACCAAAGTTGATGCTCCTAACCAGCCAGCACCGGCCATGCGTCCAGCTTGGTATGTCAATCGTACTGTTCGTCAGTACATGGACATTCAGGCAATTCGTGATAAAAACGTGCTGCTCACCCCACGCGAATACGAAGGTATGCCTATCGTCGATTTCCGTGGCGTTCCAATCCGGATCGTTGACTCGCTCCTTAATACGGAAAGCCGTCTCACCTAACGGTGAGACACTTTCCCTTCTAGGACAAAAGGAAATTTGACATGGCTCAGACAGACATCAATCTTATCTTCACTGGCGGTAATACTGGTTCGGCTCAGGCCATCACCAGCTCGACCGTCATTTCGACCGGCATCTATGATCTGGCAACAGGTTTGATGAATACCGGTTCTACTTATGCCACATCGCCTATCAATGACGGCAATGCGACATATTATGGCGAGGATCTCGGCATTGGTCCAAAGCGCTTGATGATGTACGCAGCAATCGGTACAACCTTTGCAGGTGGTACTTCGCTGAACATCGCTATTCAGGCCGCTGTGGATACGCAGGGTTCGGGCAACTTCTCTGGCCTGACTTTCCAGACCATTGCTGAAACCGGTGCTATTCCTCTGGCAAACCTGACCGCATCCAACTCCTACATCCCTCTGCCCGACATTCCACGTCGCGCAGCTGGCCAGAAACTGTATCGTTTCTTGCAGTTGGCTTACATCCCAGTGGGTACTTTCACCGCTGGTACGATCTCGTTTGCTGGTATGGTTTCCGAGCGTCCAGACTTCCAGACCGGGCCTGCTTACGCTGGCAACTTTACGGTCGGCGCTTAATATCAACTCTGGCCGCTGTGATTGTCACAGCGGCCTTATCATCACAAGGGTAAATTTATGTCAAACGCTGTCACAGAAGATTTTTCTGATCTTCAAGCTCAAGTGAAATATCTGAGCGAGCAACTTCGCGCGCTTCAGGGCCATGCTGAAATTGAATCGGAGTCTGAAAATCCGATTTATGAACTGCTTGCTGCATTTATGTCGCCTGACGATATTTATTATCCTGAAGGCGCACGTTTTGAAGATGTTACTGGCGGTCTAATTCCGCCGAATGAATTTATGGAACCAAAAAACGCAGCTGCCGAACGCTGTATGCGTGCTTGGCTTCGCACTTTGCCTTCGGCTCAGAAAACACCAGCATTCGAAAATATCATTGAAGCTGCAATGCAGATGCGTCCTAAAGAAGGTGATGACGCACAATCATTGGCCGAATATCAGGGCAAAATTCTTCAACGCGCTCTTGAACTTCAATATCAGAAACAAGGCATTCTGCCTCGTGATATGCCGGAATTGGATAACCTTAAATCGCCACAGCGAATTGGTAATGTTCCCGTCATGTCAAACACTCGCATTTCCGGCCAGTCGTCTTTTAAGACGCCAGCCAAAACAAAACTCCGCGCAGATCCGGTTTCTGCCGCAAATAAAGCGGCACCCGCAATTGCGACGAGCCGATCCGAACTTCTTGGCCGTCAAAGCGGTATAGGCGTTCTTATTTAATTCTAATCAGAAGATAGGTGTAAAATGGCACTCTCAGGCTCCGAAATTCTCTATGTAGTTGGCCTTCAGCCTAATGGTCAGCCTGCGGCTGTCTCCGAAATCACATCTGTTCAGGGTCTCGTTCAGGCTGGCGCTGCGGCTGGTCTGACTTCAGGCGCGCAGACTCAGTTCGGTTCAAGCACCGGCTATTTCTTGGAAGAAGGTAATCTATACCGTTTCGTATCTGGCACAGGCGTATCCCCTGCCGCAACAGGTAGTGATGTGGTTTTGGCCGTTTACGCTCTGCCCGCCAGCGCGTTTGACATTGCTGGTCGCGGCCTATCCCTAACTGCAGTCGGCGCATTCGCGGCTACCAATAACAACAAAACAGCCAAGATTATTTTTAACCCTGCAACGGCTGTTGTTGGTAGTACAGTTGGTGCTGGTGGCACGACTGTTGCAACCACCGGTGTATCTACCGGTAACAATGTTGGCTGGCAGCTTGCAACTAACATTTTCAAATATGGTGCGGCTGGCTCCAACACTCAGTATGCACAGGAAACCGCAACCATTGTCGGCACCACACATGGCGGCATGGGTTTGCCTTTGGCGACCACCGCTGTAGAAAGCGGCGCGATCCTGATTGCTGTCACTGGCAACGCAGCAACCGCAACTTCCGATATTCTGCTCAACTTTTTCGAAGTGAACGCAATGAACTGAGTCAAACGGCTCGTATTCGGGAGAATGAAATGGCTAAGCGCGACAAAGCTGTTGAGCGATACGGCAAAAAGAAAGCGGCAGCCGCCAAGGCTGCCAAAGACGCCGCAGCTATGGCTGCTCAGGCTCAGGCGCAGAATGCTGCTGGCGGCGCTGATGGTGGTGCCCCTGCTGGTGCTCCTATGCCTGCTGGCGCTCCTGCCGGTCCCGGTATGACCGATCAGGCTCGTATGGCCGGCAGATACGGAGGTTGATATGCCTTCAGTCAGCGGAAAACAACATCGGCTTATGGAGGCGGTCGCTCACAATAAGAGTTTCGCCAAAAAAGT